TTACTGGGAGATCGCGACCTTCCGCTCGCGGTCCCAGTTCCTGAGAACGTCTCGACGGACCCGGGCTGCAAGGCCGCCCGTCCCCCATGCCGATCGCTCAACTGCCCGCAGGGTCAACCACGCGAAGCTGTTGCCGCGAAGCCTCTTACGGATCGCCCGGTAGCCATAGAGGCTTCGATCGGCGCCGTAGTTGAGCGTCTTCGCACTCGCGTCGACCCCCTGCAGGAAGCTGCGGTAGTTCTTGACGCCGACCGAGTTGAAGTCGGTCGCGCCCTCTGCCTCCTGCGTGGTGTTGAGCGGGTTGAATTTGCCAGCGATCCCCTCTGCTCGCTGCCAGGCAACCAGGGCGACGAGATTGCGTTTGGTCGCCCTGGCTCCGACTTTCGGGAGCATCGCTCGGGCGAAGTCCTCTCGGGTGTAGATGCGCTCGCTCATCGGCCCCTCCCCCGCTTCGCGTACTGGCGCTCGAAGACGGCGTTGATCTTGGCAGCGGTGCGCGGCCCGATCTCTCCGTCGACCTCCAGCTTGCATGCCCTCTGGAAGGTCCGAACGGAGTCGACGACCGCGTCCTTGTACTTCCAGTGCTGGCGGGCGAGGTAGGGCTTGCCGGTCCGCTTGCGGATGAAGGCGAGGCGCCGGGTGTACTTGACGACCCGGGGACCGCGCATCCCGTGGCGCAGCGTCTTGAAGCTCGGGAAGCTGACGCCGCCAACGAAGTTCCAGTGCCAGGGCTCGTGGAAGGCTTCGGTCTTCTGCCAGCCGTACTTCGCCCCGTGCTGCTTCATCCACTCCCACATCCACGAGGACGGGAGGTCGATCGCGATGCCAAGGCCGTGATTCGAGGTGCCGGGAAAAGCCGCCATGCCCGCACCGAGCTCGGCGTAGAGCTGCTGCTGCTCAGCGAACGTGCGATAGCTGGAGCGAGATCCGGTCGGAACGAGGCCAGCATCAGCGGGCCCACCCGGGGCATTCCAGGCCGCCGCAGCGTCGTCGCGGAGTTGCCCTCCGGGGATCGGAGAGAGTTCGGAGGCGGACAGGCGTCCGTTTTCGGCCATGCTGCGGCCTTCCTTTCGGTGGGTATGGAGCCGCGCTCAGGCGGCGAGGATCAGTAGGAAGCGGGTGGTACCGTTAGGGGCGGCCGATGGTGTAACGACGCGGGTGCGCCCTCCGGGTCATGCCGAGGGTCGGGCTCAGAAGCAACACGGCGGGGTCAAACCCGACACAGCCGGTGAGAGTCCGGCTCGGCCGGACTGCAATCCACTACTCGGAGGGGAAGCCCGAGATGAGTGAAACTACTTTTCAGGCTGAAGGCTCGACGTTCCGCGTCGAGCAGGACTACGAAGAGTTCACGACCGTTGGCCCAGAGGCCGACAAGGACTGGCGCGAGATTGATAGCCACGGCCACGAGCACTACTGGGACAAGGGCTGGCCGACCTTGGAGTGGGTGGTGACGGGCGGCTACTGGTGCGAGATGCACAACGAAGAGCACGAGGAGGGGGAGTGGCGCTGCCGCGAGTGCGGCGAGCACGTGACCCCGGGGATGCGTCATCCCGGCCCGCGAGTGATGACTGTCCCGACCGTGCGGAACTACTTCATTGACGACCAGCCCGTGGACGCGGAGACGTTCTACCGGCGAGCCGCCGAGGCTGCAGCCAAGAAGACTTAGCGGGCCAGCTTCCCGCTCGCCCGCTCTGCGCAACGGCCCGCTCTGCTTCAGCGGGTCGTTTGCGTTCAGCGACAGGGACGAACCAACAGCCCCGTCACTTCACACCCCGCCTGATCCACCAAGCCCCCGACTTCATCCACGGTCCCCCCGACTACTTCCAGGGCTTTGGGGACGAGGGTGGGTTTCGGTGGTGGAACGACCGGGGGCGGATTCGGTGGAGGCACGGTCACGGGTCGACCGGGCGGTGCAGGCGCTTCGGCCGCAGGCGTTGAGGTGGGTACGGTCGCCGCCGGCGTTTGAGCTTCGCCGCTGGACGGCTCGGGTTGAGGCTGAGCACCTCCCCTTCCCCCGCCGTGTCCGTTCGGCGACGGCGTGGAGTCAGGATTGGAACCGCGACCGGGCCCGGTTGCGTTGGGTGCTGGCGCTACCCCGGCCGGCGTCTGACGCTCCCCGCCGCCGCCTTGATCCTGGTCGCCCTGCAGGGATCCAGGGCCGGGGCGGGCCTCTGCCTCTCGGCGAAGTTCAAGGCAGACGGTCTTCTCGAGCAGCTGGCCTCCCCGATCCACCTTTTCGAAGGCGATGCAGCTGTCTCGTTTCGAGCGAGCCTGGTCTGATCTGCGCTTGGTCTTCTGACACTCCTTGGAGTTGGCGCCCGTTTCGCAGGCCGACTCAACCTTCTTGGTTACCTTCGTGATGTCCCTGCCTTGGTCGTCATTGCGACGTTCGGCGTTGAGCGAGATGATGACGGCGAGCACCCCGATCATCAGGGCCAGCGTGACCGGGTTCTGTCGCATCCAGGCGTAGCCGTTCTTCAGGCGCTCAGTCACAGGCCCCTCACTTCCACGATCAAGGGAGAGGCCGCGAGTGCCAGCCCCATCGCTGCGGCCGTGACGGGGTTCTCTAGGAACCAGCTCAACGCAGCCACTTCGAGAGCAGTGCGTCTCCCCCCTGCCCCATCCAGAAGGCGACGAGGAAGAGGTCGGCCCCGAGCAGGGGCGTGTCGATCGAGCCCGAGCTCAACTGGTCCTGCACCGTCAGAGCCAAGAGCACCACGGTGATCAGCACCGAGATCCGCGGCTGAGACTTGCGTTCGGGGTTTGGGTCGCGAGCCAATCAACTGGCCTCTCTCGGGTCGTGGCAAGCCGCAGAGACTCGCCTGTTTACTCGGGATCGGTTAACGTGCCGGCCGGTCTTGGCAGGTCCAACGCTCAACGAAGGGGGAGGCAATTCAGATGCGGAACGGACGGCTACGCTCTCTCGCCTGCATAGGCGTTCTTGTCGCCGCCGCATGCTCGGCGATCCCATCTGCCGCGACGGTCCACCGCAGTCCGACCCCCGACGAGGTGGCGGAAATCACAGCCGCCACCGAAGAGGCTCAGGCATCTCCAATCGGCTTCAGTTTGAATGACGTTCGGATAAGTTCGGACGGCTTTTGGGCGGCAGCCATCGTCCGGCCCAACCTTCCACCACGGCAGGCACAGAACGCTGTGGCTATTTACAGGCTGGAGGCCAGTCACTGGGCGCTCGTGCAGATTGGTAGCGAGGCCTGCTACGGGAACAAGCTCAGGTTCAGCGGGCTGTCGAACCGAATTGGCGATGAACTTGAGCTGGTGCCGTGCAACCACCACCCAATCCACCCGCGACCGTGCGCAGCGGAGATAAGGGATGGTTGTCGAGTTCGCCCCCATAAAATGATTACCGGCGCTCACACCTGGATACAGGGAATCCGATGGCAGACGTGGGACGAGCGGACCGCTCTCGGATTCGGAAAGCTCGTTGAACTGGGCGGATATACCTATCCGGGCTTCACGAAGCCCGCCAAGATCCGGCTCGGCCTGCCCGAGAGATGCCAAGGACGTGAATGGTTCCGATCCATGACGGTCAAATATGGCCGGCATTTTGGGAAGCGGTACCTCTACGAGCAAGATTTCACGCCATGCTGAGACTGGCCCGTCTTCTCGCCCTTCTAATAGTCGCGTCCATTTCGCTGCATGCCTCTTCGTCGGCGGCAAGTGCGGGGCAGTTGGGATCGAATGAAGCCAAGCGAGCACTACATGAGGCCCTGGCGAAAAACGGTGAGTTGGGCTTTGACATCGGGCAGGACCGTAAGGTCAACTGCGACCAGCCCCTCTCCTCAGCGCGGATTCGATGCGCGGTCAGTTGGTATCTAGGTGATACGGGATATGCCGGCTCCGCGCTGGTCTGGACCAGCAACCAAACCGGGTTCCCCCTGATCCGCTACTCCTACAAGATCCGGCGAACCGACTACTACTGCCTGAATGTGCTGCCGGAGGGTTCGGACTGCGTCGACGTCATCCAGGTGCGGTGACCGCGCTAAGCTCTTTCAATCAATCAAGTGCCCCCGCGCTGCACGAACAGCCGGGGGCCGGCCATCGAGAAAAGAAAGGCATATCCCGATGACTCACCGAGACTACAAGCGGCCCATGCGGTTCATCAGTCGCAACTACGCCAATGTGATGGCGACCCTCGCTCTCGTCGTTGCCCTCACGGGGACGGCAGCCGTTGCGAGCGGCGTGATCGTCACGTCGAAGCAGATCAAGAACGGGTCAATCCTCACCCAGGACATCCACAAGAACGCAGTGAGGGCCAGTGACATCGGCTCGAACTCGGTCTCAACTTCAGAGATCAAAGACGACGCCGTGGCCGCCTCCGATATCGGCGCTGGCCAAGTCGACTCAGAGGCGATCGGAACGGGCCAGGTGACCTCGAGCGAGATCGGCAATGGCCAGGTCACGCCCCAGGATGTTGATATGCCCGAGCCGCAGGAACTCGAAGCGAAGGGTGCGGCGTCGAAGTCCTGGATCTTTGGTGAACCACAGGTAGCCAACTTCGAACTCGTCGACCCGGTCGGGGCCTACGAGAAGACGGATGCCGGGTCGGTGCTTCAGGTCGACTGGATTGGGACGGCGGCCGGGAACGGCTGTGTCTTCCAGCTACGAGTCGACGGGCAGCCTGTATCCGGCAGCGGCGGTGAAGTGTTCGCCTCTGCGGCGACCAGTGTCGCCGCCTCTGCGCTATTCCCTGGACTCGGCGTTGGCTCTCACCAGATTGAAATTTGGGCTCGTCCTCGGGTACCAAGCCCCAGTGCAGGCGGAACCTGCACCGTTGGCCCCGAGGCCGCCGGAATCGACCAGACGTTCATCATCAGCGAGCAGATCCTCTAGCTGGCGAATCCAATCCCCATGAATTCGGCGTTCAGTCGCTCCATCAGGGCCTCATAGGACTCTGGTGGAGCGTCTATGTCCACCGAGACCGAGAAGTTTGACCGGGTCTTGGGGGCGTTGACGATGTAGCGGTAGCCGGGGATCGATGAGCCGAGGAATTCGATCAGGTCTCCGCCCTGGACGGAGGAGTAGGGCCATTCGCGGCCGCGCTCGTCTTCGACGTAGCCGGTGAGGGTCGCTCGACCAGAGCCGTCCAGCAGCTTGCTCTGTTCGAGGAAGACTTCGGCCGCTTTTTCCATGCCTTCGATCGTGCAGACGCCTCGCATCTCGATCTTGGCGAACCGATTTTTCCCGGGGATTTGATTGACGGGGTTGAGCGGGTCTGGGTCAATGCACCGGGCGCTGGTGATCTGCATTCCCGAGCCGGGTGGCCCGACATAGATCGTCGACCCATCCGTCCCGGTGCCCTGCACGATAACTCCGTTCCAGACGCGGTCCAACTGCTGGCCGGTGTCTTCGAGTTGGGCATCGCGAGCCCGAACCCGCCAGCGTTTCCGCCCTTCCCGCTCGCCGCGGCGGTTCATGAAGAAGGTCGGCAAACGACGGGGACCATCCCAGACCCCGTACTCCGGTAGCTCGAAGCGAGTCGCCTGCTGGACCATGTCTGCGACCGTCGTCGGCGTCTTGAAGCCTAGGTGCGGGATTAGGAACTGAGTCGGCTTGATCGACCCGTAGGGACCCGTGGTGAAGTGGATTTCCTTCGCCCATCGGGAGAGTGCGTTGGCAGCGACATCTGAGGCGAGGACACCCCTAGATGGGAAGGTGCCGTAGATCGGAACCCCGGAGCGGCCGTACACACGCATGTTGCGCCACTGCTGTTCCCAGAGCGCTTCTTCTTCTGCCGGCGCCCCGTAGAAGCTCCTCAGCAGTAGGTAGTAGAACCCATCATCCAGAGCAAACCCGGTGGAACCGCTCGTGGCTTTGAAGTCACCCAGAAGTTTGATCGCGGTCGCAGCGTCATCCGACGATGCAATGACGTAGTTGTGCCATGACCCTCCGCCCGGGCCTTTGGTGTTGAGCAGTTCGAGTTCGATCGCGCCGAGTTTGACCCCGCCCCCCGAGTACCAGCTCTCCACAACATCGGGGTCGGCGACGCCGTCGGTGTTGATCGTCGTCCAGCTATGGCCGATCGCAGGGACGCGGGAGAATGAGGTCGGGTTTTCGGGATCGGGAGAACCGGCCGGGAGAAGCGAGGAGGACCCGCCGTTGTTCAGCTTCCAGGCTTCGATCGCTTTGAGGGCCTTGCGGCGAGCGCTCGGCTCTCCCCATTCCCCCAGGTCCGCGCCGATGTAGATCTCCTGGGCTGAGGAGTCGTCGGTCAGCGCCGCTTCGTAGCCCACTGCGCTCGGCGAAATGACGACCTTGTCGCCAGTGACGATCGGGGCGCGCTCAAGGCGACCCAGCCAGTCCAGCCGTTGCCCTGCCCCGAAGAGCTCGATCTTCGTGCCTCGCTGCATGTCGGCGTAGTCCACGCCGGGGAGGCGAGGCAACGAGGCCTGCAGATCCTTATAGCCGCCGTTGGCGGAGTCGGAGTGCGTGAGGTCTTCGAAGATCTGATCTGCGTGCGGGCTGTCCTCTCCCCAGCGGTAGGTTCGGCCGGTGGGGGCGGTAGCGAGGAACCGCTGGCGCAGGGGCGGGCGCTCGTTGACGCGCAAGCGGTTGCGGTGATCGCCGGTCGATACTTCTTCTCCTTTGCCCCCTTTCAGTAGGAGCAGCAGGCTCATCGGCCGACCCCCAGCAGGCCGAGTGAGCCCGGTCGAGGGGTGCTCGGCGCCCCGGCAGGCGGCGGCGGGATGGCGATCATCACGCCTGCCCAGTCCTCGGCGCCCGTGAAGACGATTTCGAGGGCGCCCGTTTCGCCGGCGATCAGGAGTTCCTTGCTGTGCGTGGGGGTCCAGATCGCGCCGTCGAGCACCCAACCTTCGGTCACCGATTTCACCGAAGAGCTTTCGGCGGTGTTCCAGTCACCCAGCAGCAGGTTCTCGGCGCTCACCGTTTTCAGGCCGGTGAAGGTCGCAGTCGTGCCGGTGCCGCTGGTCGGGGTGCCGACGAGCCAGTCGCCCACGTTGGTGCTGTTGCCGGTGATGCGACGCATTTCTGCGAAGCGGAAGGTGCTCCCCGTCCAGGACGTGGCGAAGTTGTCGGTCGCAGTCCCGTCGGCACCGCCGATACGGGCGTAGATCCACTCCTTGAATTTGGTCGCGCACGGCACGGCCGCCAGTAGCACCCAGCCCGAAGGCGTCGCCGGCGTGGGCGCGGTGCTCTGCAACCAGAGCCTGGTCTGAAGGCCGTTGCCTACTTCCCGCGTCGGCGCGGCGAGAGAGGCCGTCGTCGAGTACGAGCCTTCGAGGATGACCCGCGTGCCTGAGACTTTCGGGGCGGCCATATCGGCTGGGGCCTCGCCCCTACGCCGGGACCTTGTAGCCGGAGATGAAGATGTCCACGTCGGCTCCGGTGGTCACGCACTTACCTTCGAGTTTCGTATTGGCCGTCCCTAACCAGAGACCGTTTGGATCGGCCAACGCCGCTCCACCGCCGAGGGGCCCTGCATAGCCTTTCCACTTCACGGTGGCGCCGTCGAGGATTTCGACCTTCGTGCCCACCGATGCGTGCCCGTTGACAACCGAGAGAGCGGTAACGACATAGGCCGTGCTTCCAACAGCAGCGAGTAGCTGGCCCGCTTCCGCGTTCGTACGGTTGAGCGTGGCGCTTACCCGCTGGTCCAGCGGGGCGACCGTGGCTAGTTGACGGGCGAACTTGTCCGTGGTCACGTCGACCCGGTCGTTGTTCGCCACAGCGGCAATGAGAGCCGTCACCGCACGGCCGCCAACCTTGATCGGGTTGCCGGAGTCCGCTGCGTCGTGCGCGACGGTTCCTCCGGTCAGGCTGGTCACGTCCACGTCGCCGATGTCGACGCCGGAGTTGGCCGCGAGTTTGCCGATCGCGTTCGTGCCAGCAGGAAGCGCTGAGTTGACTTTGATAGTCGGTTCCCCGGAAATCCCGACCGTTCCGTCGATCGTCAGGGCGCCGGTGCCGTCGCCCACTTTGATCGTCAGCCCAAGCGCCGTGAGAATTTCCCCCAGCTTTGCTAGCACTGCCGCATCGGTAACCGGCATAGGGGCCCCAGACGCGACGTCGACTGCGGTCCCGTCCGCGGTGCGAAGGGAGGCGATAAACCGCTGCACCTGTTGGGAAGTAACCGCCCCCCCGTTGAGGGTCGATATCTCCTCGGTGCTGATCAGCTGGTTTTCCTGCTGTTTGACGTTGTCCGCCAAGGGTCATTCCTCCCGTGGAAGGGGTCGGCAATTCAGAGGTGCGAGCGCGCTACAGGCCCGGCACAGAGGCCCAGTGGGGCCAGTAAGAGAGCTGGTACTGGGCTTTGTCGAGCCCGGCGTCGGCAACCGATTCGAAATCACCACGACTCGGCTTAAAGCAGAGCTCGACGGGCCGTTCGGCAGGCCCGGAGACCGGGAGTCGGGGAAGGTCGCTGCCAGGCCGAGCGACGGGTCCATAGGCGGTGCCCGTCGAGTCCTGGCGGAACATGCCGAGGTCGCTTAGCTTCGTGGAGCGACTGGCGAAGGTCACGGCATCCCGTTCCGGAACCCAGACCTTGAGGTCGTCATATTCCCGCGTCATTGCCGCCGCTTCCTGACATTCATCGGCCAGATACACGCCGCCGGCGGGAAGTAGCGAGAGTCTGTCCGTCGCCATCGAGAGGCCCGCCATCGTGTTCGTGGTCAAGGGCACTCGCTCGCCGTCGAGGAACACGACGAGCTCGTCCCCAACCACTCCTGCGGTGAGGGTTCCCGTAAGGCGCCGTGCCCCGAGTTCTTCCCAGCCGAAGACCTTGAGTTCACCGCCGCGCACGACTTCAACTCCGACCCCCCCGCTGTCCGATGAGGATTCGGCGCTCCCGTCCGCGCTGTAGAAGACCCGAACGAAGTTGTTGGCGTTCGATGCCTTCACAAACATCCCGCCGTTGGCCACGAACGAGCCGTAGCGGGAGAACGTGAACTTCGTCTCGGCCATCTGGTCAGTGAGTCCAAGAGCGAGGCCCACGGCCCGCCCGAGAAACGTTGAGGAGATGGTGCCGGTGTCGGTCGTGGCGGTGCGCGTTGCCTTGCCAGAGGCGACGGCAAAGTCGGTCGAATCGGAGCCGGTGATCGCTGCGTAGACTTTGCCGCTCGTTTCCGCGGTCTTCCCGGTGAGGTTGCCAGGGGACTGCAGATAGGCGTCGCGGGCTTTGTAGCCGGCCAGCGGCACGTCGTAGATCGGGGGCGCGCTGAGAACTCCCGACGTCTCATCGGCGCAGAGGAAGAAGAGGCGATCGACGTAAACCGTCTCGCCGCCCGCTTCCCCACGGCCTTGAATAACCCCTTGCCAGCGGTGCGTCCCGTAGGGACCCGGTCGGAGGTCGACCTGCCCGAGCGGGACGAGGAACCAGTTGTTCGCGACCGGCACCCGAACCTGGCGATTCTCACTGGGGGCGACTAGATCACCGACGTCGTAGATGAGGCGAAGCCACGGCGGATTGAGACTGGTCGTGTACACGCGCGCCCAAACGTCGTAGAGCCCTTCGTGGGTCAGGTACGTGCCCGCTTTGAGGTTCGTCGAGTGGATCGGCGTCCAGCCGGTAGCGAGGTTGCTGTGCAGAATCGTGTTCCCTGACGCGCCAGTGAGAGCCGCTTCGGCAGCTGCTTCGAGCGGGGTCAGAGCCTCCGCCTGCAGGTCCCATGCGGCCGTGCCTGCGCTCGAGTAGTTCCGGCACCGAGCCGCCCAGGCCAGTCCCATCTGGCTGTTGCCGCTTTTATCGGTGACGGTGATCTCGCATTTGGCAGGCAGGTTGCCTTTGACGACGAAGGTTTTCGAGCCGGCCGCCGTGGCTTCGAAGGCGGCCTCGTCGACACGTTCCCCGTACCAACCGGGAAGCGTCTCCAAGACCAACTCCGCGTTCGCATCCACGCCGTGGGAGGCAACCGCCGTGTCGTCGCTAAAGGTCAGCGTCGCCTTGATGACGTCGGCGAAGAGCTTCTTCCCGGCTTCGCCGTAGCTGCCGCCGATCAGTTCTCGCTTTATCCAGCCGCCGCCGTTGTCATTGACTTCCGTCGCCCACGCCTCAAGCGCGATGCGGGCCGCGTCGAAGTCCCCAGATGAGCCGATGACGAGGGGGATCGTGTAGACGTCGTTCGAGAGCTCGGAGTCGATCGGGCGTTGACCAAACTTCCCCTTGGCCGTGAACTGCTCGACCTCGTAGGGACCCCAGATCGGGCCGTCTTTGCCGACCAGGATCGCTTCCTCGTGGATATTGATCTCAGGGCGTCCTGGGATGGCGACCTCGGAGGGGTCGAGGATGACGCGCTCTCTGCGGAGCATCTAACGCGGCACCGCCATGCGACGCCGCCCCGCCCGCCTGCTGCCACGCTGCTCCATCTTGGTCACCACGGCTTCGATCTGCTGGTCGTCGACCTTCACCTCAACCTCGCCCGTCCGCTCGTTGATGTTCACCTCGACGTGGGGACTCCCCGATCGACCGCTATCGCCGATCCCCCGGATCGCTTCGGCCATCTGGATCTCCTGCTCCGGCGTGCGGATCCGCTCGCCGGCAAGGGCCATCACGGGCGTCTCTGCGCCACCGAAGGGCCCAGGCCGCACCACGCCACCGCCGTGGAACTTCGGGAGGAAGTCCGGGTTGACCAGACCGCCCATCTGCAGGAAGCTCTCGCGTTCGCCGAAGACTTTCTGCTCGATCGCCCGGACCAGTTTTTCCTGGTTGCCCTGGCGCACGACCTCCTCGAGCGCAGCCAGATAAGCCGAGTTGTCGGGCTCATCGTCGTCGGGCGTGGTCGTCTGGATGCTGCCTGCGGCTTCCCTGATCTTCAGGCCAAGGCCTTCGATGGTCCCCTGCAGGTCCCAGATCACACCCCCGAACCGTCCCGCCGTCCGACTCCCCGGCAGCGAATCAAGCAGTTCGTGGTGATCGGGCCAGTGGGTGCCCTGGACTGCTCCGAGGCTCTCCTCGAGCGAGCCGGATCCATCCAGCGGTTTGGCGGGCGGCTTGATCCTGAAGTCACCGCCGGGGTAGAAGTAGCCGCGGGCTTGGGAGACCGCCTCGGTGAGGTCGGTGTTTTCCAGACGCAGCACCGGCAGTGCCTCACGCATCCGGTCCCGGACCTTCACCAGCGCCCCCAGCCAGTCAGGCAGCCCCTTGTCGTCCTTGTCGTCTCCCCGAGCTCCACGCCGGTACTTCGCGACCTTCTTCGCCACGTCAGCGGTGAACTCGTTGATCTGGTCGATCCGACTCCGCACGTTGAAGGCGCGGTTTTCCCAGCGCGTCGAGGTCGTCTGCACGGACGGTTCGTCCTTGCCAAACCCGAAGATCTCGGCGCGCAAGATCGTGTTGCGCCAGTCGGTGGCCCTGGCCAGCAGTCCCTCAAACGCCGGGCGCTCCTGACCCTCCACGTGGCTGCCGAAGTTCGCGGCGTATGCCTTTTCCGCGCCCCTCTGCGCCTCCTCGGCCTGTTTGACTTCCTTGGGGGTCGCGTTGTCTTTGAGGATCGCCGGTTCTGGCGGCTGGGGCTCAAGACCGACGATCTGTTCGGCCGTCTGCGAGTCGATGTTGAAGCCACGCTCTTTGCCTTCGATCAGCGTCTGGTAGCCAGCGAATCGGCCGAGGCCCGCCGTGACCATTTTGGTGATCTTGCGTTTCGCCTCCTTCAGGCGGAGCTGCGTACGAAGGTGCCGCAGGGCATTGAGGCGCTGTTCCAGCAAGTGGACATTCCGGCCGATCGCCTTGGCGACACCCGGGCGCTCTTTCTTTTCCGCCGCCTGGCGAGCGCTGCGGTACTTGCGCAACTCGCCTTCCCGGTTCTTGATCTCCGTGTCGGCAGCTTTGACCGTCTTTGGCATCGGGCCGAACGTGAGCTGGCTAGTCCTCGCCCCGTGGTAGGGGTCGGGGATCTCTTCCGGCGGCTCCTTGGGATCGCTCCCGGAACCACCTGCCTTTGAGGAGGCCGAACCGCTGAAGTACTCCCGGAGCCGCTGTCGAGCATCGGACGCAGTCTCGTTCTCTGCGTAGCCGACCCAATTGATGTGGGCGTGATCGCCGCGGCCGTGGCCCTCCCAGACATCGGTGCCGGGGACGCTTCCGTCGTATCCGACCTGGAAGCCAAGGCTGGTGAGCAGCTCCAGCCCCTCCGCAAACTTCCCCCCCCAGTTGCCTGATCTCGGAACGACATCGGTGGCCGTACCCGTGGTCGTATGACCCAACGAGACGGACGGCCCACCCGGCCCATACCCCTGGGTGATGTCGATGTCGTAGCGGCTCGCGTACTCACCGATCAACTGCGCGATGGAGCCGGCGATCGTCTCCCCGCCCGGATCCCAGCTCGGATCGACCATGCCCCCGGCCGCAAGACGCTGCAGCGCCTCCTTCACGGCGCCACCCTTGGCAAATCCCTTCAGTAGCCCGCCCGCCTGAAGTCCGAAGCGCTTCATCCACGCCTTCGCCGGACCTTCCTGAGCGAGGTAGTTGGATCCGTCGGAGAAGGCGGATCCCTGGACGTTCTGGGCGACGAGGTGCGCCGGCAGCCCCTTCGCAGCCAGTGCGTTGGCGCCCCCTCTGCCGTAGAAGCCGCGGAGCAGGAAGTGGGAGGCGACCGCACCCTCGTCGTGGGGATCGATGCCCAACCCAGCAGCGGTTGAGGCGAGGAGCTGCAGGGCACCCTCTGAAGTCGAGTCGCCGTAGCCCAGGTCGCGCATCCCCGACTCAGCGAAGCCCGCCATCCCCAGGGCAAGCGAGGCGATTTTGCTCTGAGACAGGCGCTTGGCGACCCGAGCGAAGATGGATTCGACGTCGCCGCTACCCGTCATCGCGCCGCCACTCAAACGCTGTTTGTCGAGCATGCCTTTAGCGCCCTCGAAGACCTTCTGGATCGCGGCCTGGCCGATGGTCCGCAGCGATCCCATCGGGCCCGTCAGTTGCGGTTCCGGGCCAAGGCGACCGCCCTTCTGAAACCGCGGGACCTCCCGGTTCATTTCGGTCAGCCGCTTGACGCCGACCTTCGCGACTTCAGAAGGCCCGAAGACACGCTCGCCGGGCTCGAGCGCAACGGGCATCAGCCCGCCCTGCTGGAATCCGTTGACGGCGGTCGCTTCCCGGTTCAGAACGAAGCTGCCGGGTCGCAGGGCGGTGCGGAACTTGTCGCCCGGGCCCGTGCCCGGAACGATGAAGCCCCCGTCCTGTCGCCGCTGCTCACCGCCCTGCGATCTCGCCTTCTTAATCGCGTAGTTGAGCTTGCCCTTACCGCCAACGGCTTTCAGGACTGAGGAGAGGTTGGACATGAGGATGCCCATCGCCCCGCCCGACTCATCCACCATGTCGATGAAGCCCTTGGCGAATTCGCGATTGAACGCCTTGGAGTCGCGCTGGATGGTCCCGAACTCCGAGAACATCCGAGAGCGGAGCTTGCGGAAGGCCTCTGCCGTGAGGTCGCCTGACTTCCGCGCCTGGCGAACTTGCTCGAACCACGTTTCGAGCGCGACCTTCCGCATCGGCGCGGGCATTTTCTGCGCCTCCCGGATCATCGCGTTCATGCCCTTCGCGGTGACCTCTTTGGTGCGGTTCATGCCCTTGGCCCACTCGTCGCCGAACCCCTGCGCCTGCTTTCGCGTCGGCTCGATCAGACGGGCATTTCGGATCAGCCGCTGGATGCGCTCGAGGCCCTCTTTGGTGACGTTGCCCGAGCGCGTCATCTGCTGAGCAACCGCGGTCGCGGTGAGCCGCATGTTCCGAGCGGTTAGCTCTCGCGTCTCCGTAGTGCCCTGCCCGAAGGTGGCGACGATCAGCTTCCCGGTCCTCTTGGAGACCCGGTTGATGTCCTTCATGCTGTCGCCGACTCCGCTGCGCAAGAACCCGAATTCGCGGGTGATCTGGCGGACCTTCTTCGGGTCCATCCCAAGATCGACTTTCGCTCCAAGCCGGCGGCCGGCCCGGGCAACGTCGAACATCCGTTCCAACTGAACTCGCTGCTGCTTCGTCAGGTCTAGCTCGCGGGCCTGTCCCCGAAGGCTCGCGACGGTGGAGGCCGAAAGCTGAAGCCGCTTGCGGGCCATCTCTTCAAACTGCGCCTTGAGATTTGAGGCCAGCCCCGCGCGCCGTTGAAGGTCACTACGACTCTCGGTGAGTCCCGCATCGAAGATCGAGGTTGAGTCTGCGATGCCCGAAAGGGCGTCGACAAGATCGGTCGAGCGTTCCTGGGCGCGCCTGCTGAAGGACCCCATCACCTCGTCGGCCAAGGTGATGCCGATCCCGAGCGCACCGACTCGCGCCCATTTGATCGCTTTGAGCTTGGACATGAGCCCACCGGCGATTCCTCCCGCCGCGGCGCCTCCTGCACCGGCTCCAGCCCCTCCCGCGGCGCCTGCGGCAGCACCCGCACCGATGCCGATCCCGAGCCAGCGCCCAATGGCAGCACCCGCCGCCACGAGCCTGCCTTTCCCGCCGAACTTCGTGAGCAGAAATCCGCCGATCGCCAGCTTGCCCCAGATGCTCGCGTTGAGGAACGCGCTCCCGAACGCCTTGGCGATCTTCACTCCGGCCTCGCCGGCATGTTCAGCCAGGACTTGCACAAAGGCGTCGAAGGCAGGGACTCCCTGAGCGCGCAGCCGCCCGAAGTCCTTCAGGAACCCGCTCGCCCAGCCCGTGGTGGTCCCCACGAGATCCCGCATCGCCGGGATCAACTCGGTCCGAACCAGGCGCAGCAGATGCGCGACGCCATCCTGTCGCCCAAGTTCGAAGAACGCCTTGCCGGCATCCCGAATGAGTCGCCCCATCTCGAAGACGGCCGGTTTGGTTTCGGTGAAGTAGCGCTTGAGCCGATTCTGTCCGGCGGTGCTATCGGTCCATTTCCGCCAGCCTTCCGCCGATTTCCCGAGGGCTTCGAGGATTTCGTTGCCCATGTCGTCTGCGGCGTCGCTGACGTTGAGCAGACCTCCCCCGACGCCCTTCAGGATCGGCTTCAGCAGTTCCATCGTCTGCCGAGTGCGGTCGAAGAAAGCGGAGAGGCGCCCGGTCTCCCGGCCGGCGGCTGCCTCTTCCTTCACCAGCTTGGTGAGTCCCAAGGCGCTCCCACTCAGCCAGTCGAGGAACGGTTCCGCCGCGACCACCACGTGCCGCAGGGCGTCGGCGAGGTTCAGTCCCGCGCCGCCCATGCGCTCGAGGATGCGCGTGTTCAGCTCCCCGACCCGGGACAGGTCCCGACCCCAGACCGCTGAACCGAACTTCTTCCCCGCTTTCGCCGCAACCCCGCCGAGCGTCTCGGCGGTCTTGCCGACCAGAGACCGAACCTCCTTGAAGTTCCCCATCAGCCCGCGCAGCCCGTCTTCGGCCCCAGGGAAGAACCCATCCGCCGCGGCATCGCGCAGGACATCGAGGCGCGGTTTCATTCCGACCAGGAAGCGAACGAACTTCTGCGCCGCCGGCGGCAGTTGCGCCATTTTCTGCTGCAGGGCGGTGGCGGCCGAACCTTGCTCTTTCAGCGAGTCGGCGGCATCGTCGGTCGCGCGTTTGACGTCGCGCTTGGCATCCACCACGGCCCGCTCTGCATCCGCTTCCGCCTGTTTGGCAGCGACGACCTGCGGCATGCCCTTGACGCCGGCCTCCTGGGCATCGCGGTAGTCCTGGCGGGTGCGCTTCGCCTCGGCCCGAACACGGCGGAGATCGTTTTCGGCCTGCTCTATCCCCAGTTCCGCCTCCCGCACATCGAGGGCTGAGGCTTTGGGGTCGCTCAGGGTGCGATTGAGCTCCTGCTTGGCACGGCGGAGGCCGAGCGCCGCGCCCTCGATGGACTCGTCGACTTCGTCAGCTGCGAACCGCAGATCTTCGAGCTCGCGGCGAGCCTCTTCCTGGGCCCGTTTGAAGTCGTCAGTCGCGAACGTCGCCTGTCGCTGTGCATCGGCAAGGCTCCGTTTGGCATCCGCGACTCGTTCGGCAGCGTCTTCCTGCTGGCGCAGCACGTCGACCGCCTGAGTACCGCCTTGGACCTCGGCGTCGAGAGCGGCCTTGACCGCATCCCCCACACCGGCCGTTGCCAGCTTCAAGGTGCCGATCGCCTGTGCCGCGGCCAAGGCCAGAGCCGGGATGGCAATCAGCCCCCCGGTCAGCGGACCGAGGGCTGACGCCGTCGCGACCAGACCTGCAGCGAAAGCCGAGAGCCCCTGCGCCGCTAGACCGACGCCGGCGATGAACACCGGCCACTTGATCGTGCGAAGAACGTTGCGGAAGAACTGGGCGCTGCGGTTGACGCGGGACATCACCCCGTCGAAGCCACCGAAGCCACTTGAGGTGACCCTGACTCTTCGGTCGGTCCTCTGGAACTCGCTCGCGACCTTGCGCAGATCGCCCCCGAGCCCTCGAAGGTGCTTCCCAGCGAACTGGCTGACTTCACGGCCGACGCCCTTGAAATCTCCGCCGAGCCCCCGCAGGCGAGTGCGGAGGCGGGTGGCGAGCCGCTCGATAACCGGCAGCGACTTCTGGGAGTCACGGCGGGCACGGTCGAAGAACTCGGACATCTCGCCCAGGCCAAGGCCGTCGGCGATCGTGCCGGCGTTGCGCCTACCTGCCCGCTTACGCATCCCCTTGGAGATGGCGGCGCTGGCATCGCTGCCGAACTTCTCGAAGCGCTTGGCAAGCGGGGCCAGCGACTTGCTGAGGTCCCGGTCGGCCTCGGCCGCCATGTCCCTACTGGCCCGTTTTCCCGTCCTCTTGAAGGCGGGGGCGAGCGCATCATTCAGTCGTTTGCCGACCTTCTCTTGGAAGCCCGCGAGATTGGGCTCGATATCGACGTATCCGGTGCCGACCTTCGTTCCGGCGACTGCTGCCATGCGCTCACCCCCTTTCCTCAACCGAAGAAGGCCGCGATCTCTCGCGCGTCAGTGATCACGCGATCTCGGGCCCTGTCGTTCGCTACGTCTCCCGGCCGTGGCACCTGGATGGATGACTCCGGGAGGTACTTCTGGTGCTTTTTCGGGAGCTGGATCCGGGCGTTGGTCAGCCCCCAGGCGTCAACTCGCTCCAGCAGCTGCGCGAAGAGCTCGTCGCGGACCGTCCACTGCTGCCCCTCGACTCGCCACACCGCCGCCTCAGGCGGAAGGCCGTGGACCCAGACCCAGAGCTTGCGACAACCGGCCCGGTCGAACTCCTCGGCTAGATCTCGCCCGTAGAAGCGCTCCAGGTCCGCCTCGAGCAGATCCCACCTCTCGGTGACGATCTGCGCGAGGCCCGCTATTCCCCCAGGGAGGCCCCTGAGGCGTCGAACGCCTGCTCGAGCAGTCCGACCAGCGCCGTCTCGGTCTCCTCCAGGTCGAGTCCGTCGGCCCCGATCTTGTCCCTGACGGCCTGGTACTGCGCCTCGCCGATCAGCGACTTGATCAGGCCCATCGTGCCCTGCAGGTCCCGACCGGAGTCGAGGTCCGCCAGATCGAACAGCAGGGTCCCCGGGATCTTCTCCGGGAGCACCAACTTCAGGCCGCGGAACTCAACCGTCGGCGCCTCTTTCTTCTTCTCAGCGCGAGCAGCCGCCCCCTTTTTACGGGGGGCGGCTTTCTTCGCGCGAGTTTTCGTGGCGGCCAACCTAGGAACCGACGGCCGCGAAGGCCGGGTCGTTGGACAGGTAGTACCAGGGACGAGTGTCGCCGGTAGGGGTGAGCGCCGAGAGCGTGATCGGGAGCGCCATAGCTGCGTTCCGAACTGCCTGCGTCTCGATGTCCCCCGTGAACGTGCCGCGCTTGATCACCCAGCGGTCGACGCGGTCACCCGCGATCGTCTCCAGGACGCCGACCCACTTGGTGAGGGGGTCGTAGTCATTCGGCGGGTCGAAGCGATAGACGTCGGGCTCCGGTTCGGACCATTCGCCTCCGCCGAAGGCAATCGCGACCGTGTCCCGGTTCCACTGCATGAGCGAGCCGCCGGCGCTGAAGTCGCGAGAGGTGACGATCTCGTCGACCGCCGTGGGCGACTGCCAGACCCGGATCTCCTCTTTCTCTTCGCTCTTGTTGAACGTGACCCCGTCCTCGCTGAAGAACCCGACTTCGTTGAAGATCGCGTCGAGCGGATCTTCGGGATTCGTCGGAAGGGTCGGTTCGTCTTCAAACCGGGCGATGTAGAGGCCGCCGTTCGCGGCGACCTTGATCTGTTCGGCGTTCTGCGACAAGGCAGACCTCCTTCGTCGCCCCTTGCAGGGCGGTTGGTTGCTTATGAGCCGCCCTGCTGGAGCGGCGAGAACCCGCGTCAGGCCGTTCGGCGAGTGCGGGGCGCTGCGGGTAAGTGGTTAAGGCTTGGGGCTCGGTTTGAACCGAAGTCCGGCGGCGATCACGGCCCGGCGCAGGACTGCGAGCGGGGACTGGTTCGCCGATCCGAACTCCACCCAGTGCCAGTGCGAGGTCCGCGCCTGAACGACGTTCCCCACGGCCCGGAGAAGATGCTTGTAGCGGTGCGTGGGGCCAACCGGGGCGATGCTTTTCGCGATCCCGACCACGACCTCCGCGCGCTCGTGCATCCCCTTAGCCATCTGCGGCTGGGCGGTCAGCTTCTCCTCCCAGCCCGGCTCGGGCCGGTAGTGAACGCGGCTCATCCGTGCATCCAGACCGTGGCGTCGACGCGGAAGTACTCCATCGCCGGCTCATCCTCGCCGGAATAGGGACCGCTCCGGAAAGACTCAGACCCGGTCACGACCGCGCCGTCGTGCTCGGACTTGTGCATCCTCGACAGGGCGTCCCGAACTGCGATCGACAGGTTGTCCACGGCCAGGGCGGAGTTCGCGGCCTCACCAGCGAAGACATCGATCTGCATGTGCGCTTCGATGTGATGGTCGGGCACGCCGCCATCAGTCGGCGGGTCGCCGATCAGCGCCACGCGAATCCACGGGGCGCTACGACTCGAAGGAGTCCCAGTCGACACACGCGCCCCCGCGCCGGCGTCCTGAACCGCGTCGACCGTCTTCAGGTAGGTGACCGTGGCCTGCAGGGCCGAAGGGATCGGCATCAGGAACCGACCTCATCGTCAGCCCCGGAGACCCGCCTGCCGGTCGCCGCCACATGCCAGAGCGCCCGCGAGCCTTCGTCGGCCTCCCAGGGATCACCGACCAGCTCGTAGACGTGGCCCTTCACCCGCACCGCGTCTCCGGTGTTGATCTCCGTCCCGTAGGGCAGGAACAGGTCCCACTCGGTGACAGAGGTCTCCCCCTCGGCGGGCGGCTCGTCTCGGCGCTTCTGCTGGAACGCACAGAGCGTCTCGACCTCAACGGGCTCACCGGGGATCGGGTTGCCGAGCGCGTCCTCTTCGCCCTCCTGGCGGAGCAGCAGCGTGCAGGGCGTCCGCATCATCCTGGTCGCACTCATCCCCACTCCTTTGCGATCTCGGCCAGAGCGGCAGATGCCCGCTTCACTCCCCGTCCGTCGCAGGCCGTGTAGACGTCGGCGACGATTTCCTGACGGCGGTCAGCTGCCCCGGGCGCATCGGCGATCGCCGCTTCAATCCCCGCGGCCAACTGCCCTGGACCGCTGACCTGCGGCCCCACATCAGCGTGGGACCAGAATCGCAGGCCGTGCTCGAGCTTCTTCCGGTACCAGGGTGCGTTCATCACCACCACCGGCCGACCCAGCGACGCCCATTCGTAGAGGGTCGAGGAGTTATCGACGCAGTAGACGTCGGCTCGCTCGATGACCTCGTTGAAGTCCTCGACGACCTCGATCCCCACCTGCTTGTAATGGCGGCGGAACTGGGCCATCCCGCGGGGGTGGCCGTGGCCGATCAACTCGAAGCTCTGCGAGAGCCTTTTCAGGCCCTGGCGGTAGTGCCGGAAGGCGCTCCGCGTCTCCGGGCAGACTCGGCACTCCCAGTGGAACGAGACTGCGACGACCGGCTTGTCGCCAACCCTGCGTGAGGGCTCTCTGTGCAGTTCATCCAGCTTGGGCACCCCGACCTCGAAGGCCGGGATAGTCGGATGGCTGCGCCGGTGTCTCTCGGCCGAGAGACGGCCAGGAACCAGCACCGCCACGACGCCGGCCCGGTCGATCGCCCCCACGTAGGAGCCCGAGCCGATCGGCGTGCCATCTGCCTGCGCGTAGCCCTGACCAGCGCCGTGCTCGGAATAGACGACCAGTCGCCCGAGCTTCCGGGCGAGCTTCAGATCCAGGTAGCTGGCGACCAGCGTCAGCGGGCCCGTCTCCGGCGCCTCGCTGACTTCGACTGCTTGCACCCCCCGTTCGACCGCCTTTGGGAGCAGGTCCTTATGCAGGAAGGCGGTGCCTCGAAGGGCGTCGGGAAGAGCGAGCCATGACGGGAGGATGTGATCGAGATGGTGAGCCTCCCGGCTCAGAAGATCGACGGGCACTCAGTAGCCCGTTCCGAGGCGCTGATCGCCGATGTGGCGGACCCAGGGCTCGCCCCCATCCCCGTCGCCCCAAATCCCGAATCGGACGGTCTCGTCCTCGCAGAGCTGGCGGCTGAAGTTCCACTCGTGGCGATTGCCAGCGGGCCGCTTGACCGAGCACAGCTCGCGGCGAAAGAGATTCGGGTTCAGGGTGAACCAAAGGCGATGCTCGAGCCATTCCGCATCTCCCTGGATGTGGCGCGTGTACTCGTCCGGGTCCCGCTCGACGATCCCCCCTGCCCTGACCTCTCCCGGAAACCAGGGCTGCCGAAGCAGCGCCATCTGCCGCAGATAGGGACGTTCGTCAAGGACCGCCCGTATCGCGTCGAGGTCGACATCGCGCTCAAAGAGGAAGTCGTCCTCCAGCCAGAAGACCCACGGGTGCTCGGCGAACTCGTCCCTCGCAAGGTGAGCCCAAGCCGCCGCCAGCGCCCTTCCTTGGCCCACCCGGAAATCCCGGCCAACCACTGCGTACCCCTTGTGATCGAAGGTCCGGTGCAGCCAGGCCTGGTAGGCGGCGTCTCCCGAGTCGTCGAAGATCAGCCGTGGTCCGTCGACCCCGGACACGCGCTCTTCGAATGAGGCGACGGTCTGCTCGAGCAGCTCACCCCGCCCGTCCGTGGTGATGGCGAGAAGGATCATGCGAGTTGCCCGCCCGGCTCCGCCAGGATCGCCCGCATCGCATCCGGATCCTTGCGAGCAGCCTTGTAGCGGGCGCCGAGCGCCTCATTGCGCCGGTAGGCATCTCGACCCGGATTCTTCTCCGGGCTCCGTGGATGCCATAGGTGGTGGCAGGTGCCCGGCAGGCGCCCGACGCCGGCCAGCGCCTGGCAAGCGTGGAAGATCGAACTGTCCTCCCAGCCCCACCCGTCGAAGCGCTCGTCGTAACCGCCGACCAGATCCCAGAGCTCTCGACCGATGGCGATGCACGAGGACTTCGGGTTCGGATAGACCCACCGCACTGGCGCCGACTCCGGGTCGCACTGACCAGCGAGCACCAACTCGGTTCCTGCGCGGCTCAGCGAGCGAAACTCGGTCTGTGCGCAGACCAGCTTCCCGGTCTCACCCACAAGCTCAACGGCCCGTTGAAGGTTCGAGAAGTCCGGGACCGTGTCGGCGTCGAGGAAGACCGCAACCTCCCAGTCCCCGGCTTGCCCAGCAGCACGGTTTCTGGCAGCGGCTCGGTTCATCGGCTGCTGGCCCGCGTCGACCCCCTCAAAGATCGGCCAGTCGAGTTCGGTCTCTATCTCCTGTTGGACATAGCGCCACAGCTGGTCCCGCCAAGGCTCCGGGCGACGAGGGACGAGGACTACGACGCGAGCCATTGGGCCTTCCGCTTCTCGAACAGAGCCTTGTCCTGCTCCCAACCCTGCTGGTTCCCCTTGGCGTCGGTCTCGTCAGCCTCCCGAGTCCCCCAGCCGTGGTGGCGGTGCTCAATGACCGACTCCGGCTCGAAGACTGCGACGCCGCGGTGGCAGGCGAGCTCCCAAAGCTCTCGATCGACAAAGTTGTGGTGGTAGCCGCGATGGAAGACTGATCGGTGTTCGTCCCAAGCGGCCCCCGGATCTTCGGTGTAGGAGCGCCGGACGATCGGCATCGTGACCATCCGCCCCTCCCGCGTAGCAGGCGACAGGTCATTGGTGCCGACCACGTCCGCGCCGGCCTCGAAGTGCTTCAGCGCGGCCTCGTACCAGCCAAGGTGAGGCACGATGTCATCGGCGGTCGGGAGAACAAGATCCTCACCCGCGCTCAACCAACACCCGGCGTAGATCTTGACGGGGTACGTGCCATCACAAACGTCGACCTGAACGTCAGGATCGCCCTCGAACTCCGCAAGTGACTGGTGGGTCGCCGCGTCGTCTCGATCGACCACGAAGTAGAGCCGGTAGAAGTCCGGTGGGGTCGTGACCCGGAAGCTCTCCACGAGCGGAGCGAGCACATCGGCACGGCCGAGGGTCGGGATCAGGATCGCGACGGTCACGAACCCTCTTCTTCCAGCGGCCAGAAGTCCATCGGGTGAGGCTCGTCCGGGTCCCCCGAATAGGGCGTTTCGACCGTGAGCGACTGGAGCGTTGATCCCGCGCCGGCGGCTTTCCGAACAAGCCGCGCCTCGTTGAAGGTCAGCCAGAGTGCATCCGCCTGGTCGGTGCCGCGATAAGTCCGTGCGACCTCCCCCAGTTGCTCCCGCGCAACGCTGTCAGGGTTGCTCCAGACTCGGTAGGCAACCTGGATGCAAACCGCCTTGACTGCGGCCGGCGGGTCGTCCTCAGGTTCCTCGCCGAGCCAATCGACGTCCAGCCCAGCAAGCTCCGCTTCGATCAGTGCGGTGGCGTCATCGAGAAGCGCCGCCACCCGTTTCTCTTCGTCCTCGAGCACAGGCCCGTGGCGAAGCTCGAAGTCCTCTTTGGTCGCGAGTGCCATGGCAGGCGAAAGCGGGGGCCGACCGCCTTGGCGACCAGCCCCCGATTCCTCAGCTCCGGTTAGGAGCCCACCCCGGTGAAGTCGATCTTCACCGCGCGCACGTTCTCTTCGGTCAGCTCACCGAAGTCTTCGCTCTCCACGTCGAGGATGCGACCGTCCTCGACGCTGGTCGCCCCGGCGAAGGCCGAGTAGACCGAACGATCGCGCAGGTAGTCGGAGTCGTAGTCCCGAATCCAGCGCATCGCGAGCGAATCGTGGACCATCGTCGCCCCGTCTTTCGCCCCGCCGGGAACGACCGGGGCCACGTTGCCGAGTGCAAACGCGGTCGGGGACATCGCGACAGCGAAGTCCGGATCGACCGAGTTGCAGTTGCCGATCACGTCGAACCCGAGGATCCGGCCGATCTTGGCTTCACGCAGCGTGTCGTCGGTGCCCGACTCGTCCGCCTTGACCAGGTGCTTCGAGCGCAGCGCCGCTGCCTCGACGTTCGCCCCGAGCAGGATCTTGCGCCCCTGCGGGGGAACGTTCTCCTGATTCAGGTGCTGACGTGCGTCGACCACCGCGTTGTAGAAGGCGAAGCTGTTCTCGTCTTCCGGGTCCGGCGCCTCGAAGGTGACTTCGTGACGGTAGTTGGCTTCCTCCATCGCGACCGCGATGTAGGACTCCAGCTTTTCCGCCACAGCTTCGATCTGCGGGCGAGCCACCTGCTCACCCCAGGAGGCGATATCAAGCGTCGCCTCCTCGTCGGTGATACCGACCGCGTTGTAGGGATGTTTGTTGAGCGTGATCGGAATCGACAGTTCTTTGAGCATGTCGGTCACGATTTTCGCGTTCCGCGTCCGCCACTCGTACTCGCGCCCTTTCAGGATCGAGGGAATGCGGATGTTGATCGTGTCGTCTTCCGCGCCCTGGAAGTCCGCAAGACCTTTGCGGACGACAAGGCGAGGGAGCAGAAGCTCGCGTCTCAGGAGCCCGAGCCCCTGAGACACGATCTTCTTGCCCTTGAGGAATTCATTGGCCATGTGGTGATCTCCTTTTCAGGTAGGACGTGCTCGCTGCGACCACCACTAGGGCCGACTGCGAGAGGATTTAGAAGCTCCGCGGGACGGAACCGGCCAACTTGTCCGGGTCCATCTCGTCAGGCTCCTTGCGAGACGTCGCGCCGGTGCGCTTCGTTCTCTCGGTGGGCCGACGCCTGACCTCGGGCTTGTCCTCGTCGGACTCCTCCTCGGTCTCCTCATCGGCCTTCTTGGGGCTCAGGCGCTTTGAAAGCCGCTCCGCCCGCTCCTCGATTTCCTCCTCATCGCCACTGCCGAGGAAGTCGAGATCCTCCTCGCTGAGGTCGTACTTGATCGCCACGCGGAGCTTCGCTGCCTCGGCTTTCGCCGCGGCCGCCTCCTTCTCTGCGATCGTGGCTCGATCGGTGAGTTTCTCGCTCTCCGATTTCTTGGCGTCTTGGTGTTTTTTGACTTCGGCCTCGGCCTTTTCGGCCCGCTTCAGTGCCTTCTCGGCCTTGCTCTCGTTCTTCCGAGATTTGGCCTTCCAGTCATCGTCAGCCGTGACCTCGTCGGACTCCTCCTCGGTCTCCTCGGTAGTCGACTCTTCAGTCGCCTCCTCGGTCTCCTCGACCTCGGTGGTCTCCTCGGTCGTGGTCTCTTCCTCGGCCATTCGGCCTCCTTCGATTGGGTGCGCCCCTTCGGGTGCACGGGTTCGCGCTCCGTCCCGTTCGGGTCGATGCGCTACGGACTCGCGCGTTCTGCGCGAAGTCGAAGCCGGCTACCGCTGCGCTGCGCGCTGACGGTCGTAGTGCCGGCGGAAGGTGTTGAGCAGGTTGTTGCTGGTCCCAGTGGCCATCGTGCCGTCCTGGCGGGCCTGCATCAGGGCTTCGTCGTACATGTCGTGGAACTCGCGGGCGCGACCTGGCCAGGGGGCGTCTCGGAAATACACGGGCTCGGCGCCGCAGCCGCATTCGTCGTGAGCCTCGAAGTCGACGGTGTCCTCTTCGTAGACGGGACCGCGGCCAGCGAGCATGGCGCAAAAGGCGCAGGGATCCCCATCGGTGACGCGACCCCAACCCAGGGCCTCTTTGTCCTCGACGACAGAACGCAGGACCGTCTCACGGCCCCCATTGAGGACCTGGCGGGTGATGCTGCCAGAGGTACGAACCAGTGCGGTCTCCCGCGCCTCGTCAGCTGGCCGACCGGCATCGAGGGCACCAGCGACCGCATCGCGTCCCGTGACGATCAGACCAGCGGTCACCTTCCCCTCGTCGATTGGACCGGCGAGTCGTGGGACTGCCTCTCCGCGAACCCCCTCGGCCAAGCGGTAGCTCGTGAAGTAACTGCCGGCCAAGGTCGCAGAAAGGGCGCTGTAACCGCGGACGATCACGAGCGACGCCGCAACCATCTGGGCGAAGGAATCCTCGTCACCTTCCCAGATCGGCCAGAGACGAACGTAGTCCCGAAGAGCACGAGCGCGGACCTGAAGCTGGGCCTGCCTGTGGCGCTCGGTGAGCAGGCGCCCGGCCTCCGAGCTCGCCACCTACGCCCCCTGGCGGTCGAGTGCTGCGGTGAGGCGATCGAAGGCGGACTCCTGCTGCGCCGACTCCCTCCAGCGGTCGAGCTCCGGTTTGGTGACGTCGGGGATGCGCTCCCAAAGTTGGTCGGCCGGAACCTGCAGTTTTTCGGCAACCATCGCTAGGCCCTCGATGGTCGACGTGAAGGCACGAGCGGACGTGTCCCGCCATTTGACCTCGGCATCGTCGGAGACGCTGATGTTCTTCGCGCGAGCGACCAGTGAAAACGTCTGCTCATGACTCTCCCCAAGGCTGCTGTGCCGTTCTCCGACCTTGCGGTTGCGGCTGCCGTCGATGGCGACCAAAGCCTCGGCAGCCGGCGGATTCGCCAGGTCCCCGATCACCTCGTGGACCGGCGTCTGCGAGAGCGTGGCGACGTGGCGCATCGTCGCCTCTCGCGATTCGATGAAGCCGCGAAGGTCAGTCTGGGCGAAGTCCCCAACCTTGATGTCCTTGTTGCCCTCAGGATCCTCGCTTTTGAGGGCCATCACCCGGGCCGCTCCCACCTTGAGCGTTTCCGCCTCGTTGTCGGCGGTCCAGCCGATGATGTAGCGCTGGCGGAAGCCGGAGTAGTGCTGCGCGATCTGGAGGGCGAAGGTGGTGAGGTCGATCTGGTCCTGCAGCGGCATGAGCGGCGCAACCTGCCCGCGAGTCAGCGCGTAGCGCTCTCCGTCTTCCGGCGAGATCTCATCTTCGTCATCCAGGTCATGCTCATCGAGGTAGCGGATAACCGGCGTGACGCCGAGATTGTGCTCCCGCGCTTCGATGAACTCGGCGGGCTTCGACTGGTCGGGCTCGTACTGCACGAAGTACGTGGCCTTGTCATCCAACAGCTTCCACAGCCCGTTGTCAGCCTTCTCGAGGAACCACATCGGCCAGTCGGGGTCCTCGCCGTAGATGGCGGTGCCGGTGCGGGGCGAGACTCCCCGGATGATTGGCTCGGGATCGCCCGGCAGCACCACCGCATAGGAGACTCCGTATGCGTACGCGGCGCGGTGGATCGCAGACTGACGGGCGTCCATCCGGTTCGCCTGCCAGGCGTTCCAGACAGCCTGGTTCTCAGCATCGCCCTTCGCTCGGTAGCCGTCCACGTACGTGGCCTGTACGAGCGAGTTGATGACGATCGACATGATGTTGACCCGCGAGCTGCGGGCCATCACCTTCACCTCGCCGGGCGTCCCGACGGGGATCACAGCGGGGAGTTTCTGGCGGCCCTTCCAATAGCGACGGAGGTGGTCGAGGTCTTGGCGCTCAGCCAGGTGCAGCCCGTGCAACTCCTTCACCTGGTCCACGGCCTGCCCTGACTTCAGCAGCTTGCCTTGCGCCAATTCGTCACCTCCTCTCAACCAGCGTGGACGGTCACCTTCGCCTTGCCGCGGCGCCCGCGTTTCATCAGCACCGCTCGGCGAGCGCTTCTCGCCAGGACGGTCGAAAAGACTCCGTCGACCTTGCGGGCCGACTCTCGGTGCTCCTTGCCCACAGAGACGCCCCACTGGTCGGGTCGCCGGCGGGCGTTGTGGAAGTGCTGGCGAACCAGCGGGTGCCCGTCGTGGCGGAATGCGCCCTCGACAATCTCGTCGTAGAGACGCTCGACCTCGATCGTCGTCTCCTTCTTCAGCGCCCGCATGTCCCAAGCGATCGCGTGCTTCGGAGACGCCTTGACCACGTAGCTGCGGCCGTACTTCTCGGCCCACTTGTCGACATAGGACTCCAGCGGGTGAAGGTCGGAGCGGAAGCCGACGACCCGGTATTTCTCGTGGGCGGCGTCGACTGCCTCGTCAAGCTGGTCGCGAGGAATTTCGCCGCCGTGCTTCGTCGGGTCCCAAGCCCGGAGCGTGACCGTGTAGCCATCCTCGATTCGAACGGCCGTCAAGACCGTGTGGTCGTCGGACTTCGAAGGGTCGAGCCCGAGCGCGATTTCGTCGCCGTCCTCAAGCGGCTCTGCCGTCTCGTCTCCCTGCGGGCCAAGGGCGTCGTACTGGAAGGGGTCAATCCAAGCGTCCTCGGCGGCGACGATCTGGTTGAGGTAGAAGCGGCGAGACGTGCTCGGACTGTTGCGAGGGTCGTAAATCTCCTCGACATGCCGGTCCTCGTCGAGCCAGTGCGAGTCGCCCCGGGCTGCCTGCAGACCAGCCCGCAACTGCTCCTCGTCTGCGAGGTCGGTCCCCGCCGGCGCCTCTAGCGAGTCGTAGAGAAAGCCCTTCGCTTTCGTCCGGCCCTGTTCGATCTGCTGCCAGGCTTCCCAGTCGTGCTCGGCATCGGAGTCCTCGCCGGGCATGTGAGCGTTGGAGATAGCCAGCGACCGCGCCGAACCACCACGGGCCTTGACGAGGTTGCGGTTGATGACCTCAGCCATCTTGTGGCCCTCGTTCGCCGCAAGCCAGTGCTGCGTCTCGTTCTTGAGAGTGAACGTCGAGCGCGGTCCCTCAAGCGCGCGGGGCGAGGAGGTAACGGCGTCGAGTCGACGTCGGCCGCGGTTGGCGTAGATGACCTCTTTGCCGATGTCGATCGACTCCTCGTCGATCAGTGCCGAGGAGAGCAGCGAGGGGAACAGCGTCATCGTGTTCCGCGTCTGATCCTGGGAGACCGCCGCAGTCAGAACCCAGGACGCTGGATGGGGAGCTGCGACCGGATCGCCGTTCGCATCCCAGCCGTCGAAGCGGCAGGGCCCGACGAACTCGACGGCGCACAAGGTGGCGCCAACCGGATCCTTGCCCCATCCCTTGACCCGGCGCAGCATCCCGTCGCGGTAGACCCAGCGCCCCTGGTCATCGACCGCGAACCAGTGCAGGATGAAGCGCATTTGCTCATCCGTGTAGACCCAAGGGTCGCCGGCTCCAGGGCCATCGGGCAGTCTCAGATACTCGAAGGTCCAGGCGAGAACTTGCCAGCCAAGAGTCCGATTCTCAGCGGGGAGATCCCAGTCACCGCCCTCTAGTTTTCTCCAGGTTGGTCCGAGCGAGACCGGCACCCCGAGCTCGGCGGTCGGTGTCATGGGGCGCTACCCCTTTGCGGCCTGGCGGTACTTCTCCATCGCGACGACTTTGTCGCTGTCCTTGGCCTCGCCTTCGTCGCTCGGGTCCGGTCGTTCCAGCTCCAGGCCCGCCCGCCGACGATCACCCTCGGAGACCATCAGTGCCGTCATGGCTTTCAGGTAGGCCGAGAGCGAGGCCCCTTTCATCGGCACTCTCTCGAAGACTGGTTCGCCGGTGCTCTCCGGGACGGCGACGACCTGAGGCTTTAGGTCGCG